ACCTCTTTCATAAAATAGTTTTTCCATTGCTCTTTAGAAAGACCTCCATGTTCTATTTCCATCATCACTACTTTTTCGCTATATCTGAGTTCTCTATTACTCATGTATTCACAAGCCTTGTCTAACGATTTTTCTAATTGTTGGTTTTCTTTTTCTAATCGCTTAACTTGTTCTTCCAGTTTTTCAACTCTGTATTTACAATTATTGCAACTTACATAATCACAATCCCAATAGGGGCAATCATTTCTGTGATTACAAACTTCTTTATTCATCTTGTACCTTTCTAATGATGTCCTCACCATATACCGCTCCTAAGCTACTGCCATTATCCCATTCAATATGAATCGTTCCACAATCATCAACGTGCTTCACTGTTCCTAATGTACCAATTGGTGGAGCTTGGAAATCATCCATTTGAATAAGTTTAACTCTTGTTCCTTTTGGATAATTGGATTTTAGCCAGTTAACTATTTCTCTCTTTACTAGTATCATCTTGTACCTCTTTCATTATGTCATAATTTTCTATCCTATCTTTTGCTATCTCAAAATATTCATCATCCAACTCTATACCTATAAAGTCATAGCCCAGCTCCTTGCATGCTACACCCGTTGTTCCACTTCCCATGAACGGGTCAACGATAATACTTCCTTTAGGAAGCACACCAACAATGTTCTTCATGACTTCCAACGGCATTTGACATGGATGACTTGTCTTTTCTTTAGAAACGTTTTTCACCTGATTGATGTTCCACCAGTCGTAGAGCTTGCAGGTCTTGCCTTCTGCAATGCGCTTCTGAATCCTCTTGTCATTCGGGTTCTTGTAGGGCTGGGAGACCTGGGAGAAATCCGGCTTCACACCATAGAAAGCAACATCTCTATGTTGTTTCGCAGTATTTGAGTTATACACCCAACTACAAACCCTATCCGGCATCATGCCAACGACATGTGTTATTTTATGCAATGCTTCAGGATAATGTATTACTACAAATGGAGTGTAACCAGTCCCTAAAAATACATCATAAAGCATTAAATAATATTCTTCTTCATCCATATTATCTTTGTATTTGTTATAGTGATAACCGACGTTAAAAGGTGGATCAGTAACAATAATCATATTTTCATATTCTTTTTTAATTTCAGATAATAACTCTAAACTGTTTCTGTTGTACAGTTTAATCATTAGTTAATTCTCCTTTTTGTCTATTCATTTTCTTGTACCTCCTATTTTAACTTTAACGAATGATTTATTTGGTTGTGGAATCAGTTTTCCTTCACCAATCAATTCATTTATGATCGTAACTATTGGTCCAGGATATGCGTAGAACACATCCTTGATTTGTCTGATTGTGATTGTCCAATCGTTGTAGGCTTTTAAGTAAGCAACTACTTTTTCTTTTAACTCATTCATGAACTTTTTGCTCCTTTAACAATTTGTTTATTCCTTCCAGCATTTTGTTGTACATGTCAATAGTACATCCTTCTTTATCATGATTCAGATACTTATTTACTGATCCTGCACATACTCCCAATGCTCTACCTAATTTAGCATAAGAAATTTTGTTTTCACTCAAAATCATTCTAATTTGAGTTACTGGAACTCGTGGTTTCTTTTTTCTACCAGTTTTACGTTTCTTGACATCTTTATCAATTGCATCGGGTTCAACTACATCCTTCTTAATTGAATTGTTAAAACCACGTTCAATTTTAGGTTTCTTAGGTATTGGTTTTTTGTCAAGATGTCCAATCACTTGAACATCAGACTTCTTACAAATAATTAATGATTCAGTTGTTCTAAATTCAACATAGTTATCAAACACTTGTGTTACATATCCTTTTTTATTGCGATATGTTACTACATCTAATTTTTTCATTTCCTGCTCCTCCTTTCTACAGATAACCCTTTCTGATTCTGTCACGTTTACGCAATTCGGCACGTCTTACAAGCATATATTCATCAATCAATTTTCTGATTTGTCTTTTTGAAATATTACCGGATTCATAAAGTGTAGATGCTTTCAAAGCATCTTCAAGTGTTAGATACTTTTCAAAAGAAGAGTGTTTTGCAACCCTTGCTGCTGGTGAATAGAATTGTTCTACTAATTGATATTTTGTTTTCATTTTCTTGTCCTTTCTAAACTTTCGATTACATCACTGTAGTAGCGTATACCATTTCTGTATCTTGCCATTACAGATTCCCTTTGGAATATCATTTCTTCATCTCTTAGTGACACCATCAAACCGTACATTCTAGTTTTCAATGTGCTGATAGCATAGTTTAAATCATTGTTATCTTTACATTCACAATCTACAATTAATGCTTTGTGTTCAAAGTCCCACACTTTTATTATGTTTGCCATCTTGTTTACCTCTCTTTTCTTCTCCTATATATTACCATTTTTTACCATTTAATACAAGTATTTTTTAACATTTTTTACCAAAAATAAAAACACACGATATAAAATCGTGTGCTTATTTTCCAATGAACATTTGAGTCCAATATCCGTTATAATATCCAACACCTAATTGAGTGTAGTTTTTATTCATGATGTTTGCTTTATGACCGCTTGAGTTCATCCATGCTTTCATAACTGCATCAGGAGTTTTATATCCTTGTGCGATATTCTCGCCAGCATAATTATATTTGATACCGAAGTTCTTAATCATATTGAATGGAGTTCCGTATGTTGGAGAAGTGTGAGAGAAATATTTATTATCGTTCATATCTTGGCTTTTGATTTTGGCTACACGTGATAATTCCCAATTCAAAGTCAATGGATCTAAACCTTGTTTGGATCGTTCTTGGTTAACTAACTTCAAAACTTCTTGCTCGTGGGACGTATCTTGTACCGGTATGGTCAATTTTTGTCCAACATAAATCATATTAGGATTTTTGATGCTTGAATTGGCATTAATCAATTCTTGGCAACCTACTTGAAACTTGGATGCAATTTTCCACATGGTATCGCCACTCTTTACGGTATAAGTGGTGGTAGTGTCGGCACTTACAACCGCACCTCCAAACATACAAAAAGAAATGAGTAACGCAATGAATTTTTTCATTCAATCACCTCATTTCTTTTGTACCATGAATCTAGGCTAATTCAATTAGTAACTTACGCTATCTGCACTGGAAACTATTGGTTCAATGTCAGTTATAAAGTTTGTAGCAATACTCAACATAGCATCACTTGGAATTGTTCCTGATTTTGCAAGAATACTCACAACACCATTAGTCGCAATTTGTAATGTTACTGTTGCACTAATCGCATTATTCTTTATAGCAGTTGACGTATAGATAAATTTCTGAGCTGGTCTCATTGTCGTTGGAAGTGTGCATATCGCAGAACCTACGGTATCAATTCCTTTTACACATCCACGAATATGGGTTGTGTTTCCATACTTCCTACATCCTGGAGTAGTTGTAGAATCAAAAGAAGTCGATCCACTTTCAAGACTGAAATTAATCCATCCAGTATCAGATTTTAAACCACTTATAGAAGAGTTCAATGTGCCCAACTGTTGCATTACAGTTTGAACGTCACCTGCAATAAGCGATTTTAAAACAAGGAAGTCAACTGTTTGACCTGCTGGAATACCAGTTGTCAATGTTATTTCTGTACTAGTGCTATTTATTGTGTAATCAATTCCCTCAGACATTACGAATTTATTCACTCTAACCATTAATACGTCCGTTGTTTTATCATAACCACTAATATTAATTGGGACAGTTGAAACAGCAGCTTGTGACGTGTAATGACTTTCATATTTGACAATGTTAGTCGTTACATTTAATTCCTCAGTTAATTGTTGCATGAACGCATTAAACTGAGCTTGTTTCGTACTCAAATAATTATTGAACGTTTGAGTGCTTTGATTGTAATAATTCTGATATGCTGCTTGCCATTGTGTGTACAATGTTGAAGTATCTACTTGTTGGATTAATGACGTAATCCATGGGCATTCACTTGAACCTCGTAAATCTACAATCGCATCATTATTGATTGCAGTAGCTCCTGGAGCTACATAAATGTTAGCAATACGATATTCTGTAACATCTGAAACTGTTCCAATTGCTGGAGGTTGTGGAGAACTGTTTGGTGTTCCAGTACGATAAACGATGTTACCTTTTCTTCCTGCGGTTCTTAGATCCACTTGAACAATAACCGAATCTCGTCTTGGTAAAACATCATTATTGTTTGGAACTGTGATAGTAAGGTCTGATGTATTCTCAAACCAACGATTTGCAAATAATCCATCACCTTTTTTACAGATGATATTCATACCGCTTGAAGCACTTACAACTTGTAAATCAGTTGAAGCAGTTCCTTGTTGAGTTGCAAATACACCGTTTGAAATAATTCGCTTATACGGTTTATTCATTTCTCCAGCGGAATACAATCGGTCATTGTTTACCGAATCGAAGAAACCGCAATTCACTTGAAATGTTTGGTCTGCCATAATTTATACCTCCTAACTTATTTCTAAGTATTCAAATTTAGGCTCAATAGAATATCCGTTTTCATCATTAACTTCTACGACTTCCACAATTCTTGCTTCAACAGATATTCCAAATTCATTTTCAACAGTTACTTTATCCCCTAAAAAGTAATCCGTTTTGTATGTGTAGGTAGTGCTTGGTTCTACACTTCCTTCAAATGATTTTACACTTCCATATTCAGAAAGTTTTTCATATCCTCTATTCAATAGATAAACCGAATAAATAATATCACGTAACTCAACATCGGTGTCACTTGTCATTTCATTACTTGGAAGGTCGGCAATAGCCACTGAATATACACGATAATATGTGTTACCATCACGAGTGATTTGAGTACCATTTGGATATGTTGTTCTTAAATTTGTCAATTGATCACTGTCAACTATTGCAATATCAATATAATCCATTTGATATACATAATAATATCCACCACCTGGAGTGCTTACACTTTGAATACTTCCTTGACCGCCTTGGTCTGTTGTTGGATACATAGCTATTAAATCGCTCCATTTGATAGTGCTTGACAAATCCCTTGCATCCACATAAATTTCATATCGGTTTGTACTCTCCGCATATCCTGATACATTTCGAGTACGTTCAGAACCTTCACCTTGTCCAGCTACTAAAGCCACGTTTCCCATGTTCGTATCATCTTCAATATATTTCGTTGATAGTAGGTTTTCAAAATCATTTGAGAATGTAACTTCATCTGTTCTATCTGTACCTTTGTACAATTGGAAGTAAAAAGCATTTGAACTTAATACGACTCTATATCCCCAATCGTATTTAGCACATACTTCTTCAACTTTAGTTCCAATATTATCATATGAATTTTGTTCGGTTATAACTTCTGTAAAATTGGATTTATTGCCTAAATAAAATAAACGTTGTCCATTTTGTTTTTTCAACTGTCTAGCACTTAACGAAGGATTTCCAAGTGATTCATTTATGATTGTTCTCAAAAAATCTTCAACATTTCCATCAACAATTCTTGTTCCCCAAATAACACGTTGGAATAGAAAATCCTTAACATCATATCCAGTAACAATTAAATAGTTCCCACTTTCAGAATCAGTATCAAGTTCAACCTTTCTTATTCTACAAACCATGGAATCGTCCATTCTCATGAGATAATAACCTTTTTTGAGATATGTTAACGCTTCTGTAGTGGCTTCTACGTACAATTCACAATCCCCAACTGTCTTATATCTGTTTGCCCAAATACAAGACTTGTAACTGTCAATGACAGTCACAAGCTCTAAATTTTTATCTAATACATAAATATCATCCAGCATATTACACACCTCTATAAATCGTGTTGTATCTGAATAAAATGAATACAATTTCGTTATGATCACCATTGTCAGCAAGATAGTTGAACAAGTTATCACCTGGATCTAAAACGAAGAACGTTGAACCACGTGCAATTTTTGATAATAAATTTGTAGTCACACCATTTCGAATCAGCTTAACTGATTTCTCACCTTTGTTTGTATTGATAATCAATTTGTCATTTTCAATAAAAGAATGGTTGATAGTAATTGTTTGACCGTTACGAGTATTTCTAATAAGTAATGAGCTTACATTTCCTTTAAAATCAACCTCAACAATTACACCGGTTTCAGAAGCGGAAACATTGTTAACATTTCGTGAACTTGTAGTATTTACTGTTGAAAAGGCTTTTGCATTATCGGTAGCAGATACACTCGTTACTTGTGGATTTGTTGCACCATTTGAACCCATTGAGAAAGGAAAGACAAATGCACTTAATGTAGATGAAATATCAGCAATGATTTCTTCCATATCTTTAAAATATGGTTGAGGACAGATAATTGAAATCTGCATGATTTCGTTATCTGTGAAAGGTGAAACTTCCACGCTTTCAACATAACCTTTTATATATACGTCTCTGATAGAGTTAGAATAGTACACTGTACACGATTCTTTCGTGATGAAGTATTTATATAGGTTGTTTCGATTTGTCTCTATATCGCCATTTAAACGCACTTGTATGACGATATTTCTATTTTCAAGTTTGGATGAGTTAAACCTTGACCCATCCAAACCTACAATAGTAGAAGTGTTAATCTGTGCTTTAGGAGGATTTAAACCTTCAACACTGATTACCTGATATTCACTTTCATTATGAGTTAATTCAATTGTGTCATTACGTGAATTTTCAATTTTAAGTGTGAACATTTTTAACCTCCTTTTAAAGCTAACAGATTTTTAGCATCTCTATATAATTCAATTCGACTTGGTGATTTTGGAGCATTGATAACTTGTGTGAAGTTGTTCACATTCGAATTGTTAGTAATAGCAGAACGTGCAGTAGATTTAACATCAGATAATCCAAGTGCATCCAGCATATCTTTAGCAACTGACTTAATCCAATATTTATTTCTTTCTAAAGGAACTACCGCTTCGGCTCCATCTTCACCTAAACCTTGGAATCCTTTAGATCCACCGAAAATAGTTGGACTATCGAACACACCACCTAATCGGTTCCATTTAACATGGAATGATGGAAGTGTTCCTTTACCAGCGATTCCCCATGGTGCTTTACCTCCGTCTACAGTAACTGTTGGCAGGCTTAAACTTAATTTTGGTTTAATACCATTAAATATATTTTTAACCTTAGATTTAATTGATTCAACAACTTCTGAAACAGTTTCTTTTGCACTTTGAATTGGATCAGTGATGGCTTTTTTGATACTGTTCCATGCATTTGTAACATTTGATTTAACAGTATCAAACGTATCCTTAACCTTGTTTTTAATTCCATTGACAGTATCAGAAACTTTATCTTTTGCATTTTGAATTGAATCACTAATAGATTTTTTAATACCATTCCAAATCTCAGAAACTTTAGATTTCACTGCATTAAATACATTTGAAACTGTATCTTTTACAATGTTAACACCTAAGTCAACAATGGATTTAATCAATTCTAATTGGTCTTTAATTAAATCTTTAATTCCATTCCATACTGTTTCGACAAGTTTTTTTACACTTTCCCAAGCGCCTTCCCAATCACCTTTGAATACTGCACTGAATGTATCAAACACACCTTTTATAACGTCTAAAGCAAGCTTTATCGCATCAGAAATATAATCGAATGCATTCTTAACGATTTTTAAAATATCGTCTCCCCATTTGTTCCAAAATTTCTTAACTTCTTCGATGAATTTAGAAATTATATCTTTTATAGTTTGTAATACGGTTTTGAAAATATCTTTGATTTTTTCCCATACTTTTGAAATAAAATCTTTAAGAGAAGATATGAATTCCTTAATAGAATCAATGACATCACTCATTTTATCTCTTAATTCGTACAAACGAATTAAAATATATTTTTTCAGATGTTCAAAATTTTCACCTAACGAATCAAGAGTATTCTTAACCCATTCAATAGCTTTTCCAACTGCATCTTTTATCGCATCCCAAATACCTATAAAAAAGTTCCTGAATGCTTCTGATTTATTCCATAGCATCGTGAACGCAACTACGATTCCTGCAATTGCCGCAATAACCAATGTGATAGGGTTTGCAGCTAAACCTAGCATAGCACCACTTAAAGCGGTCATTGCGGTTGATACCATACCAATGATTGCATCAATAGCTAATGCTCCAGCCAATACTCCAAGAGCTGTTGCAACTGCGGATATAATTGGAACAAATCCAGGAACGTTTTCAACACACCATGATATTGCATCAGTGAATTTTTGAAGTGCTTGTACAACAAATCTAAGAGCTGGTTCAAAGTTTTCATATAATGCAATTTGTAAACCTTCAACTTTAGATCCTAACTCGGTCATGTCACCGCCTAAGTTATCTTGCATAACTGATGCCATTTCTTCGGCAGCACCATTTGAATTGTTTATAGCTCCAGTTAACTTATCAAAATCAGCAGGAGAAGCATTTACGATTGCCAACAATCCACTCATTGCTTCCTGACCCGCGATAGCCTTTGCATATTGTGTCTGTTCAGACTCACTCAATCCATCAAATTTACCTCTAAGAATTTCAAGAACTTCACTAAATGGCTTCATTGTTCCATCGGCATTTGTAATACTGATACCCAATTCATCCATGGCTTTTGCAGCTTCACTCGGTGGAGCAGATAAACGAGTCATAACACTTCTTAATGAAGTACCAGCTTGTTCACCTTTGATACCAGCGTTTGCCATTAATCCTGTAGCCACCGCTAAATCTTCCATAGAATAACCCAATGCTCCAGCAATTGGTGCAGCATATTTGAATGTGGCACCCATACCTTCAACCGTAGTATTGGCATTTGATGCAGCAGCCGCCATTACATCCGCTAATCTTCCAGCATCTCCAGCACTATATCCCATAGCAGTTAACGCGTCCGTTACGATGTCAGATGTTGTCGCTAAATCAGTATTTGAAGCAGCAGCTAAAGCTAACACGCCATCAATACCATTCAACATATCTTCTGTTTTCCAACCAGCCATAGCCATGTAATTGAATGCGTCTGCGGCTTCTGTTGCACTGAATTTAGTGTTAGCACCCATCTCTTTAGCTTTATCTCTTAATGCTTCTAATTGAGTTGTGGTGGCACCACTCACCGCTTGTACTTGTGACATGGCAGAATCAAAACTAGATCCCACTTCTACAGTTTCAGCAACAAATTCTTTCACTGCTTGAATAGCCATTCTAATTCCATCTGCAACTAGACTAGCCATAGCACCTTTTAGAACTGTAAATCCATTACCAGCATTTGAAGCGGAACTATCCATTTCATCAAGAACTTGATTTACATCTTTTCCACTTTTAGCAGCTTCTTTTTCTGCTTGTTCTACTTTGTCCAACTGATTAGTTAAATCTTTGATTTCTTTTTCAGTAGAATTAACTGCTGCTTCTTGGTTGTTCATTGTAGTGGTTAACTTAGTAACCTGAGTGTGCATTTGCTGATACTGTTGTTCAGCTTTAGAAAGTTGTTGCTCTAATACTTTAACTTCTGTTGAGTTCTCACCGTATTCTTGTTTGGCTTTTTCCAATGCGGATTTTAATTGAGTAACATTGTCTGCGGCTTCTTTTTCGTACTGTTTAGCACTTTGAAGTTGTTTTTGGTAGGATTGTAACTTTGAGGTTTGAGCTTCCAACACTGATTTTAATTGTGTTAATTTGGCTTTTACTCCTTCACTTGAACTGGACCAATCGTCCATTCCAGACGAAGCCTTTTTAAATTCAGAATTGGCAAGTTTTATTTGATTATTAGCTTCTGTTATACCTTTTTTCAGGTCTGATATATCGACCTTAAACTTAGTAGTAATATCTTCACCCTTTGCCATATTCACCACCTCCTATCTAGAACCACTCATCACCTGCTGGTATTCGGTTTCTTTGTTTTTCAATTTTTGGTTTTTCAACTTGATAATTGTTTAATCTACGAATAATTGACATGACATCAACGAATCTTTGTTCCCTAACATAGAAAGGATTCATATTTGGGAATCGTTCACACAAACTCAAGTTTAATTCAAAGAATATCGAATAAAGGGAAGCATCACTGCTTCCCTCACTTAGTTTTTTCCAGTAGCACCCTTAGCCATTTCATCAAAACTTGATTTAACGATAGTGACTAATACCGCAACTAGCTCTTTAACTTTTGTGTGTTTTAAATCTTCATCAGTGATACCTTCAAACACATCTTTTAATAATGATTTAATTGTACTCATTGATTTTGGAAGTGCTTTAGCAACCAACATAAATAACTCTGTATCGCTTCCAGTTTTCAATTGATCTACATTCAATACTTCCAAAATGTCCTCAACTGTACCGAACATTAAATCATAAGTATCACTTGTGTACGTTTTTACGATTTCTTGTTTGTTGTAAATATTCAATTTTAATTCCATTTCAATTTACCTCCTTTTCAAAAGGCACAATGGGTAATCTGATAAATGAAAGGAGAGAAAGTTCATCAGAAACACTCAGTGCTGTCCCCATATGCTCAATGTTTCACATAATAAATTATGCTGATGCAGTAGAAACTACAGTAACACTACCAACTACAGTATGTGTTTGACCGCTTGTGAATGTTTCACCATTAACTTTCAATGTTCCACCAGTGCATGAAATAGTTAATACATCACCAGTAGTCAATGTTGCACCATTTACTAATGCAGTACCATTTTTAGTAACTGTAACAGTTGTTCCAGTAGCTTGAGTGATATTTAATTTCAATTTAGCAACTAATGAATCAGGTGTAGTAACTGTATCAAAGAATGTGTCAACAACGGCTTTGTCTTTTCCTAAGTCAACATTAATTGCTTTAGCACCTTTTCCAGTTTTAGTGAATTTGTGAGTAGTGTTGATACCAGTGTAAACAATTTCTTGTCCGTTTGCGTCTGTTCCCTCATTTTCAGTTGCATGAGTAGAATCAGGAATGTTGAATGTTCCTTTGTATCTCCAAACGTAAACTTTATCACCATTTGTTTTCTTTGTAATGTAACCAATAGCGAAGTATCTTACTTCACGTGGTCCTTCGATTAATGATCCAGTAGATTCATCGTAGTGTTGTCCAGAGATTTCAGCATATGCTTCCGTTTCGATAGCAGAGGAAGAAATAGTAACTTCGTCTGCTCCAGTAGAAGAAACAACAACCGCAGGCATATTGTCGTAGTAGTGAGCTTCGTTTGAGCTTGATGTTTTACGTGATAATTCGGCGACACCAGCTAAAGAGAATACTTCACCAGTGATATAACCTTCACCTTCAACGTTATTATCTTTTAAAACTCTGGCACATACTAAACCTTCTATACCACGATATTCAGTAATTTCATTTAATTGATTTGATAATGACATATATTCATACCTCCTAATATTATTGTATGCATTTAATACCTTTCAGAATATAAAACATTCATACATCTTCCAGTATGTGTTGGCTCATCTGATTGAGCATCATAACCTTTTCCATCACAAATAAATCCATTCGCACGTAACAACCTTTTTGCATCAATAAGTTTCGTATTTGTTAGTTGCGGATCTATTGAATAAAAAGCAACAATGAAGTGCCAAACACATGAATGTTCTTGATTGTCATAAAAAGTATCATCGTTTGTTTCTAAATTTAGAAACGTAAAGAAACTATCAGGATATTCACCTTTTAAAGTTCCTTGTTGAATAATTGGATAACCTAATGAGGTTAAACTAGTAATCAATAAATCTTTCATCCATTCAACCTCCGTATTTCCGCATAGAATATTTCTTCTTGAATTTCTTTGATTTTATTTCTTGTTTTAGTTCCATAAAAAGCATTGTACAATTTTGAATCTTTGCCAGTTCCACCAACTGATTTTCCATGTTTTCCGTACTGATTGGCACCAGCATGTCGTGGTGTTCCGTACATCAAGAAAATGGAAGGTAAACCACCATGATGAATGTCAAACCCAACTTCAACGCTTCCTAACGAACCGCTCCATTCAATCTTTGGTGAAGTTTGTAAACTAGCTTCTGTTTTTCCAGTTTGCTTATGTGGAGCGATTGCCGATTGAACTTGCTCTGTAACGTACGCATGAGACTCTTTTAGAGCTTGTTCTGCAATTGGTTTGGTCCTAGCACCTAATTTATTTAATCGTGCTATAACTTCATCAAATCCATCAAATTCAATCTGTAGTTTAGGCAAGGTTACGCACCACCTTTAACACGTTTCAC